TTTTTCATCTTCAAACTCTGGATTCATCGCTTCCATAAGTTTATCAAATATCTTTTTACCATATTTAAATAATTTGATTTTACCTTCGTTCTCTGGATGTTTTGGGTCACTTACTACTAAGACATTTGAATAGTAATTAAGTTTCCTTTTTCTTTTTCTTGCGAGTTCTTTATCTGCCTCGTTTCCTGTGTTCCAAAGAACTGTATTGGCTTCTGATACTGGGTCTTTTTGGTTTAATGTTGTAAGTGAGTTTTCAATATACCATTGTCCAGTTGGGCCTTGAAATGCGTGACTCCAAACTTTAGCCCAAGGTAAGTCCTCACCATCTGGTGCAGGTAAAAACCTCAAAACAGCATAACCATTTCCAGTTTTGTCTAATTCTGGTTTCCAGAATCTTTCATCGACATAACTCTGTTTCTCAACAGGTGCGGTGTCTTTTTGTACCGCAGTTAGTAGTTTATCTAAACCACTATTTCGTTTTAATGTATCTAATGACATCGTGTGTTCTCCTTATGTGTACATATATTTGTTTTATCCACTTTGTACATAATATAATGTTAGTATTTATAATACCCTATTTGGTATCTTTTGTCAAGTTTTTATTTTCTTCTTGTTTGAAAAACCATTGTTCCGCTTGATTAAGTTCATTTGAAAGTTTAAGTTTAACTTGTTTTTGTCTTCTTCCATACATATACTTTATCAACCATTCTTTGTCGTTAACTTGTTTCGCTGCCATATTTTTTCTCCCTTACTTTAAATTATCTTGTATTAATTTCTTCAGAGTGAATTTATATTTGGTTTTATCAAAATCAAGAAATCTTCTATACTTATCTAAGAAGATTTTTTCTTCTTCCCATACTATATCATCACTCAACTTTTTATTCCATTGTTTAAAAAAGTTTAAAATGTCATCTAGTATAATTAAAGTTTCTGGTGTGATTTTCTTCGCAAGATACTTTTTAAGTAAAAATGGATGTGTATCTTCCTCACACTCGAACATATAATTAAATTTATTTATATTATTATCTAAATTCTTAACTAAAACTTCATTTATTAAATATAAAATATTTTGGGAGAAAGTATATGACATACTTTCCATTCTTTTTTTCCAATCTGTATAGTTTTGTTCAGAGAATTCACCTATCCATTTGGAGTGTGCGACAAAGTTCGCGATGTAATAATTCTTTAAGTCTTCTGGGTCGGAATGTTTTTTAGACATTGAATAGAATACTTTTCTATCATTTCTTTTAAAAAAAGATTCTTTTGTAGTTTTTGTTTTACCACCATATTTAACAAAATCATAATTTCCCTTATCAAAGTGTGCCTTGATACCAAGATACATTTTATATGCGTCAAACGAATCCATTATCATTCTATTGGTAACTTTCCTCTCTTTGGTAAGAAATTTAAGTCCCGTGCGTTTGCTTCTATTTTTTCCTTTAGTGGTTTTGATATTAATTTTGTTATAGAAGATGGGTCTACATCATTTTTCTCACAATAATAGAGTACAGCCTGCATATGTGTCATACTGTATTTCTTTACTATTTCTTCAATTTCTACTGCGAATAACTTTTGTGTTTTAAATGACATTGTTTCCTCTATTACTGGTAGTACATAACCTAAACTCATAATATATCCTCAAAGGTGGGATTCTGTTGCCAAGTTCCCACCAAACTCCCGCCACTTTTATTTAAGCGGCCATTTGATAATCATAGTTATCGTTTGTTTTATAATGTATCTCAGACAACATAATCGAATCCAGTACGCCCCCTCAATGTATTAAAGTAATTCTGGTGGAGGCGAGGCGAATCGAACGCCTGTCTTATATTACCCTTCGTGAAACACATTGATATTATTATATATAAAAAATTCATGTTTGTCAAGTATTAATTTGCTTGAAGGGACTGGGACTCGAACCCAGAATTTTTGTGTGCGACACAAATGGTTTCCCAAATTAGCCTATCCCCTCTTATGAAGCCAACCTATTCTGGTGAAACTCATTTAACGCTTCTTCTAATTCTTTTTGGTAATCTTGTTTATTTTTAACAAATTCTTGGACACTACCATCTTCAGTTACAACTAATATAACTACTTGATTAATCTCAATACCTGTTCTTTCTTCAAACATTTGACAATAAGCGGTCGCCTGTGTATAGTAGTTCAAGTTCCAAGCATCATTTCTTTCACTTCTAGAGGTCTTAAAATCGATTACAGAGGGTGTTCCTTCATAATCTGCGATACAATCTACTCTACCTGCGACCATAAGTTCATCTGACCACAATGCGGTTTCTTGCGCATAGATATTATCAATGTTATGTAACGCCCTTTTTCTTAACTGATTAAAAAGACAATATGGTAAAAAGGTTTTCACCTCATGCATTCTAAATTCTTCTGGAGAATAAATGTGTTTATTACACAAATAATCTTCACAAATTTTATGTACTACACTACCACGATTTGCTGATGTTCGTGCGATATAATTCGCAACATCTTCACCAACTCTTTTTCTCCATTCAAATAGTCCCTCTTTGTGTCGTGTTGATAAAACAGTAGTTATAGATGGATATGTATTGTTTGTTGGTGTCACATAATGTCTCTTTCTCTCTACATTTACTGTTTTAATTGTTGGAACAAATTGAATGTTCCTTTTAAATTCGTATAATTCTTCCATAATCTAACTACAACAATTATCATCACACATATATGCGACAGATTCGACTCTTGAAATTAATCGTTTCGCTCTATTGGTAACTTGTCGATACCATTTCGAATCTTTCATTTCAATCGCTGTCTGTGTCCAATCCCTGTTGTCAACCGCCCTTTTCATATTTTTAAATTTACTTAATCTAGGATAACCCAAATTAAACATCATGTTCGCAATCACTAACTGTATTTCTTCTGGTAGTCCATCAAAGTCTGAATATAATTTTTTACATTCGATTAAAGTTACACCAATATCTCTTTTGAAGAGTTCATCTACTCGTTCTTCAGTTATCTTTGCGCCAATTGGTAAATCAAATTCTTTATCATCTTTAAGAATTAAATGTCCAATACCAACTGTTTTATAACCTAAGTGGTCATGATAAACATCAAGTTTTTTTCCTTCATCTCTAATTAAGTCTTCTTTTAATTTTTCTATAAAGTTTTTCATTTAGATATAATACACTAAAAGATATAACTTGTCAAGTATTTTATAGGCCTAATTTTATTTTATTAATCAGATATTCTCTAACGAATCCACTTCTTACTATATCACCGATGTTGTATTCAATGAGTTCAAATGACTCCATCTTATCTAAAATTCTTGTAAATTCTAAAATACCATTTTTTTCAGATGTCTTGATTAAGTCTGTTTGGTCTACATCTCCACAAAACATAATTTTAGAATCTTGTCCTACTCTTGTAATAATAGTATCTAACTCATGAAAGTTTAAATTCTGACATTCATCTACAATGATGATTGAGTTATCAAAAGTTATACCTCTTAAAAAAGAAGTCGATAGAAAGTGTAAAGTTTCTTGTTGTTGTAGATTTTGATACAACATACTAAACGCTAGTTCATTTGGCATTTTAAACATAAACTGAACCATGTTCTGATATATGACTTGATACAATGCGCTTTTATCATCGTGGTCGCCCGGCAGGAATCCTATGTCACGAGTTGGTATTAGTGACCTCACAATACAAACTCTATGGTATGGTGTTTTCAAATCTAACACATCTTGTAATGCGAGATATAATGATAAGAAAGTTTTACCAGTTCCAGCCGCACCATATTGAAAAAGATTTTTACCATCTTTATATGCCTTCACAGCAATCTTTTGATTATCTGTAATTGGTTTGATTTTTATTAGATGTTCTTCAGTTATTTCTTTGTTCTTTTTAGTTGCCATAATCTATCCCATAGTGAAAAGGGTTCTCGAAAGAACCCCTTTTGATACATTAGTTGATTGACTTCATCAGCTTGCACATCTTTTTATATGGTATATTTCCAGATGGTGCTGAAGTATCTAACTAGTATCACTATTATTTATATTTTGTTTTTCCTATGTTTATTAACTATTTCTCTTGATTTCTTTCTTG